TGAACCTCACCCTAAATCTGTTTACGATAATCAAGACCCATACCCATCTGCAAAATATCCTTTCAATCATGTTCAAGAGTCAGAGAGTGGTCACATCTTTGAAATAGATGATACACCAGACAATGAAAGATTGTATAAAGAACATATGTCTGGAACATTTGAAGAGATACACCCACAAGGAACAAGAGTTGTCAAAGTTGTCTATGATGATTATGAGATAGTCGCAAGAAATAAAAAGGTAGTTATCAATGCAAGTAAATCCATAGGTGGTGCATTAGATTTATCAGTGTACGGAAGTGTAAGACAATTTGTCACAGGAGATTACACTCTGGATATTGGTGGTAATTTTATTCGTAGAGTTGGTAAGAGTGAAATAGTAAAAATAGGTTCTGGTACAGCTGGTGGTAATCTTGAGTGTGAGATAAGAGGTAACCAGTCTGTTAATATTTCTAAAAATTATATCGCATCTGTTGGAACAGGTGATACAGGTGGTAACTTTACAACAACGGTTACTGGTAACGAGTCAAGAACAATAGGTGGTGAACAAGATGTATTTGTAACCAAAGATATTTTTGTCGCATCTGTTACTGCGTCAGTCACACAATTTGCAACCACTAATATGTCTATCGTGGGTGGTTCAACTATTGATATACAATCTGGTGGAACAACTACACATGGTTCTGCACGTGCAGTCACAATTAATTACGAAACAAGTTTATCTGAAACTGTTGGAACATCAGTCACAGAGTCATATGGTTCATTAGTCACAAATATTACTGGAACAACAGTTGTCAATTACAGTGGTAATGCTACATTTAAATTTAGTGAAGCTTATGCAAGAGTTATAGATGGAGATACATTCTTTGATGCAAAAGGTGACTCAGATTTAACTGACCATGTTCACCCAGTTTCACCAACAAGAGGAACTGGTACAAACGCATTACCAACATAGGAGATAACAAATGGCATTATGTGGAGCAAATCTAAACTTTGATGCAATCACTGAATCAGCAGGTGATTTAAAAACATCACTTAAATCTAAACTAGGTGGCGCTGGTACATTTACTTCTGCATCTGATTTGACATCTCTTGTAGATGGAAAGGTATCAGCTCTCACTGCACAGGTAAGTGGTTTGTTACCAGAGTTACCTTCTGTACCACCATTGAGTTTTCAATCAGAACTTACTTCACTTGCAAATTTTGATAGAACTACAGTAACAGGTTTATTAGATTATCAATCCAAGTTATCCTCAATCACTGATAATTTTGGAAGTGCATTATCAGGTGGTGGTTTTGACCTTGATGATTTAGTTTCAAAAGCTGCACCAACAATCTCAAGTTTATCTGGTAGTGCCTCTGGTGCGTTGTCACAAATAACAGATGCAGCTTCAGGTGCAAGTTCTTTGGTGACAGATGCGATAGCAGAAGCAAGTAATGTTGCGTCAAGTTTAAGTTCTGGTGCGACAGATGCTCTATCAAGTGCATCAGGTTTATTAAGTGGTGGTGCGACAGATGCTCTATCAAGTGCATCAGGTTTATTAAGTGGTGGTTTACCAAGTGTACCAAGTTTTGATGTATGTAAGGATTGTCCAAACTTCGAACTACAAGCTGGTGCGACAGAAGCAATACAGTCTGCACAAGAAACTGTTCTTTCTAATGCTAAAGGTATTGCAGAAGAATTTGCAGAGGTGTCTACAAATGTAGATTTTAATGCACAGTTTAGTGAGATGACAACTAAAGCAAACAAGATACTTGCAGACCCAGATGTTCAATCACAGATAGCTGCAGATGTATCTTCTGCACAAACACAGATATCAGCAGATATAGAAAGTGCTATAGATTTAATTCCATCAGAACTTTCTGTTAAGATGCCTAAGGTATCACCATTTAAAGGTAAAATTATTTAACCAATGTTGTATAAATAAGACATAGGAGTCAAAGTATGTCTGCGTATAAAGATGCACAAGCCAATAATAATATTAGTCGTAATGTAAAACAGTATAGGGATTTAGATTTATTCTTTAGTAAAAAATCTAATAATGATATAAATTCTGTGACTGATATTGAAGCAGTCAAACGCTCCGTTCGTAATTTAATTTTATTGAATACATATGAAAAACCCTTTCACCCAGAAATTGGTGGTAATGTAAGAGGAATGTTATTTGAATTGATGACACCTATGGTTGCGTCTGTTATCTCAAGAAAGATAGAAGACTCAATTATAAACCACGAACCAAGAGCAAGACTTGTAGGAGTAAGAACAAATCCGAATTTTGATGCAAATGGTTATCAAGTTACAGTATATTTTTATGTTGTTAATGCTCCAACAGAATTAGTTGAACTTGACGCATTTTTAGAGAGGTTACGATAGATGGCAACAAGTGATAAAAAACTAAGAGTTACAGAATTTGACTTTGATGCAGTAAAAGAAAATTTAAAAACATTCTTAAAAAATCAAAATCAATTTACAGACTATGACTTTGAGGGTTCTGGTATGAATATATTATTAGACACTCTTGCATACAATACCCACTATCTTGGTTTCAATGCAAATATGTTAGCAAACGAAATGTTCTTAGACAGTGCATCACTTCGTTCTAGTGTGGTATCCCATGCAAAGATGTTAGGGTATGAAGTAAGTTCACCTAGAGCTCCTAAAGCAACAATCAATGTTTCACTTACAACATCAAATTCAACTGCGATAATGTCTGCTGGTACAACATTCAACACAACTATTGATGGTGTTAATTTTCAATTTGTAACAATTAATGATAAGACTTCTCAAAACACAGGTTCGTCTATTCCCTTTGATAGCACAGAAATTTATGAGGGAACATATGCAAGTACGAAATATATTGTGGACAGTAATGATGTTGACCAAAGATTTATGTTGACAGATATTCGTGCAGATACAACAACACTCACAGTAAAAGTTCAAAACTCAACAACAGATACAACTTCTACGACATACACAAAGGCAACTGACATAACACAACTGTCAAGTGTAAGTACAGTTTATTATTTACAAGAAACAGAAAGTGGTAAGTTTGAAATTTACTTTGGAGATGGTGCAACCAGTGTTGCAGTATCAGATGGTAATGTAGTTATACTAAATTATGTGATTACTAATAAAACTGCAGCTAACGGTGCATCATCTTTTGTTAGAACAGAAGCAATAGATACGGTTACAAATATTTCAGTTACAACAGTCGCAAATGCAAGTGGTGGTGCTGAAGCAGAATCTTCTAGTTCTATAAAATTAAACGCACCATTAGATTACGCATCACAAGGTCGTGCAGTAACAGCAGAAGATTATAAAGTATATGTAAGAAAACTTTTTCCTAATACACAAGCTGTTTCAGTGTGGGGTGGTGAAGATGGAAGTTATAATACGAGTACAGGTGTAAGTTCAACACCAGAGTACGGTAAAGTTTTTATATCAGTAAAGAGTACAACTGCTCTTAATCTTACAACATCACAAAAAGAAAATTTGGTAAAAGATTTAAGTTCTTTTAAAGTTGCATCTATTACACCAGTGGTAGTTGACCCAGAAACAACATTTTTAATTTTAGGTATTTCATTTAATTACAACTCATCTGCAACAACACGAGGTAAATCAGATTTAGAAACTTTAGTTATTAATACAATAACTGCTTATTCAGATACAAGATTAGAAACATTTAATTCTCCGTTTAGACATTCACAATTAACTGGACAAATAGATGATGTAGATAATTCTATATTGAACAATACAGCAACCGTAACAATGGGTAAGTTTTTTACACCAACATTAAACACATCAACAAACTACACAATTAATTTTGCAAATACATTTTATAATCCTCACTCTGGACACAACTCAAGTGGTGGTGGTATTCTTGCATCAACAGGTTTTCAAATTAACGGAGATACTACCACAGAATATTTCTTTGATGAAGATGGTGCTGGTGCAGTAAGGATATACTCTGTGGTTTCTGGTACAAGAACTTATTTCAGTTCTGCGGCTGGTACAGTGGATTATACAAATGGAACTGTATCTATTAATTCAGTAAAAATAACATCAGTATCAGATGTAGATGGGGAAACATCAAATAACATAAGAATAACTACGATACCAAGTTCAAATGATATTGTTCCTGTTCGTAATCAAATACTAGAAATAGATTTAGTGAACTCAACAGTAACAGGACAAGTAGACAACACCACAACAACTGGTGTTGGTTATACTACAACAACATCTGGAACTGCAAGTACAACATCAGTTAATACAACTACATCTTATCCTACTTCCTCTGGATACTAATCAATGGCAGATGAAAAGTCAAAACTCCAGACTAAACTTTCACCCCTCATAGAAGGACAGGTGCCTGATTTTATACAGGCTGACCACCCAATCTTTGTTAAGTTTTTAAAAGAATATTATAAGTTTCTTGAAGCAGGTCAACTTACTTATACAGTTGTGAATAGTTATGTTCGTTTTGAAACTACAACCACTGCGTATGTGTTAGACGAAAAAGATGGTGATAGAATACTTACAGAGGATACTTCTCAGTTCGTTAATAATGAAACTGTAAAAGGTGAAACATCAAATGCAACAGCAACAATACTTGTAGAAGATTCAAGAAACAAAAGACTTTATATATCTTCACAACAAAAGTTTATTACTGGTGAAACATTTACTGGACAAACTTCTGGTGCTCAAGGAAGTATCACACAATATCGTGCAAACCCTATACAAAACATACAACAACTTTTAGAGTATGCAGATGTAGATAATACTATTTTTGATTTCTTAGACCAGATGAGAGCATCATTGATGACCTCTATACCAAACTCTCTTGCAGATAGTGTTTCAAAAAGAAAACTACTTAAAAATATTAAAGACTTATATGCAGCCAAAGGTACAAGAGAAGGCCACGAACTATTCTTTAGAATATTACTTGGAGAAGAGGCAAATATATTCTATCCTACTGAACATATGTTGCGTGTATCGAATGGTGACTGGAGAACAAAAACAACTTTAAGATGTTCTGGTTTTACTGGTGTATCTGGTGACGAGATTATCAATCAAAAGATTACTGCACAGACTTCTGGTGCAACTGCAATTGTTAATGATGCGATTACATTTCAAGAAGGAACACAATCTGTTACTGAACTAGAACTTGCATTAATAGATGGAACATTTCAAGACGGTGAAACAATTATTGCAAACTCTACTGTGCGAGATGTTGATGTTTCATTTACCGTAGAAGCTATACTGTCTTCTGCGTCTTTATCTAATACTGGTATTCTTCACACAGACCAAGAACCTGTAGAGATAGAAAACTTAGGGAACGATAAAGCAGAGTTAGTTGTGAGTGGTATCACAAGTGGTTCAGTCAGTGAAGTTATAGTTGATGATGCTGGTTCTGGATATGAGGTGGGAGATGTTCTTACCTTTACAACTTCAGAGAGTGATACAAAAACTGCATCTGGTTTTGTTTCTGTAATTGGTGGTGGAATACAATTAGAAACTGGAACACTAGATGACTCTGAAATCACATCAGATGTAATCATTATAGAAGATGGAACAACTGCGTCAGAAGAAACATTCAATATTGTTTTAGATAGAACAGATGTAGATGGTGCAAATGCAAATGACGATATCATACTTGACGGAACAGATGCAACAAGTTCTAATGCTGGTTTCTCATTACTTTCTAATACAGTTGTTACAACAAACGATACATATGGAACTGTAAATGATAGATTATTCTTAGAAGAAGATACTTTCACTACAGCAGAGAGAGGTTCTATACAAAGAATATTCTTATCAGATGGTGGACTATACATTTCAGATTTACCAACTGTTACAATTACAAGTACAGGTGGTACAGGTGCGACTCTTACTGC